GTAAAATCTATATCTTCAAAAATAAATTCACCTTGACGTTGAGGTTTACCATCTGAATTTAGACCATCTAATTTTATCAATAAAAAATTACATTTTATAAAGTTATTATTTTTATATTTACTATTATATTCATGATATAACGTTGATTGTTGGAAATTAGTATTTTGAATAACACAATCATGAAAAGTATTATAATTAATTTTACTTTGTACAAATTTACAATCTTTTATAATACATTTATCAAAAATACTATAATTACTATTAAAATTATAAATTATTTGATTAGAAAAATTATATTGTGTTATTGAACAATTTTTAAAATGTATATATTTTATAATATTTTGTTTCATTGGAGATGCATCATTTAAAAAATTTATATTTATACCTGACAATAAACAATTTTTAAAATTATATAATTTTACATCTTTAGTTGCTCCTATTACAATGTCAGTTGTATGACTAATAAAATACAAATATAGAGTATCTTTTTTATATGTGATTGAACAATTTTCAAAATCAATACCTTTTAAAGATGATATTTCTAAAAATGGGTCTTTAAAACAACTAGATATAAATTTACAATTTTTAAATTTAGTTCCAGAAAGTTGACAATTATCAAAAATTATATTATAAAAAGTGCAATTTTCAAATGTGCAATTTGTTAAGACAGATTGTGTAAACTTTAATTTAAATTCTGGTTTCTTTCCAGTTTTACTTGAATATTTATCCTTATCTTCCAAACCATAATATTTTGTATATACTTTATGTGCTTCACTATTATAATCTCCACTTAAAAACACCACATTAGAAAATTTAATACCACTAAAATTTGAACTGGCAAAACTAACATTAAATATAGTTGAATTCTCTATAGTATTTGTTAGTGTCTTAAAATTAAATTTACCAAGGGTGCAGTTTAATAATCTTAAATCTTTAATAGACTCTACCATTGATACATTATTATTTTTTTTTTTAGAATTAGAAGATATAGATGTAATATAATTTATATTTTTATTTATATCGTTAAGATTTTCTAGCTCATTAATGGCACCTTTAGAAGTATTATTACATAATATATTACCAATTTTTAGACCTAAATCTCTAGATGTTTTTCTCATATTTATACTTAGTTTAGCTGTTTTCATTCTAAGACTATTTTGTATTAAAGTAGCTGCATTTTCTCGTTTTTTTGTAAGCATTTTTTTTGTATATGTTTGAATAGTATTAGCAGCATTTTCTTTAACAGCTATATCTATATTTGTTATTTTCATTTTTTCTTGTTTTTTTATTAAATATTTTTTTAAAAATTTAGATATAATAGATTTACTTGACTCTTCATTGCCCATAGTTAGTTTTTTTGTTTTAGATTGACTATTAGATTTAGATCCAGATCTAGATTTAGATCTAGAATATTTTTTTTTATCTAAACTATTCATATGTATATATATATATATACATATATATAATGTTAATGTCTAATATATAAAAATATAGGATTATGTGAATTAAAATATTTATATTTTTATTTTTTGTACTCGTCTAGTTCCATTATTATATTTTTTCTTTGCTAACTTTGCCAATTTGAGAGCCTTAGATGTTTTTTTACATCCATGTTCTAATATTTTATAATCAATTGCAGCAGCTTTGCCACATGTAATTGCCGAACCTAATCTAGCTAATCCCCAACTATGTGCTGTTTGGTTAGGTCGTGAACCACTAGAATAATAAGCACCTTGACCTTTTTTTACTATATTAATAAGTGATTCTTTAGTACAACCGGTTTTTTTAGATAATTCATCATTAACTGATAAATTATTAATTTTATAAATTTTCATAGCATTTAAAATATGTTTGGATTTTTTTGATTTATATGATTTAACAGGTTTGCGATGTATATATTTTCCTTTTTTATATTTTTTTCTAGACAAAATTAATTGTTCTTTCTGTATTTTTTTGTCTTTTTTTGTAAGTTTTTTTGGTAGATATTTAATAGGAACATTCATTTATATATAAATATATAATTATTATTAAAAATATTAAAAATAATTTTATTATTTAAAACATAATAAAATTATTATGTTTATCAGAAAATTTTTAATAAAAAATAAATTTTTAATTAGAAATATTTCTACTTTTAAAAAAAAAATAGATTTATCAATTTCTAAACGAAATAAATTAAATATAGAAGCTGAAATATTAAACTTTAATCAAGTAGAAGAATTAATTAATGAATTAAAATCACCAGAAAAAGGCGAAGAAGTTTTTTTATTAAATCAATTAAAAAATAGAATTTTACCTGGTGTAGATGATACTAGTAAATTAAAAGCTAATTTTTTGTTAGATATAATAGAAGAACGTAGTAATTCACCAATAATAGATAAAATAGATGCAATAAATATTTTAGGCACTATGCAAGGTGGGTATTCTATTGAATCGTTAGTTAAAATTTTAGAAACAAAAAATGCACCATTTGCAAGTGAAGAATTAAAAAAAAATATATTATTATTTGATTATTTTTATAATGTCGAATATTTATATAAGAAAGGAAATATTTTTGCAAAAAACATTTTAGAATCTTGGGCAAAAGCAGAATGGTTTACTAATAGAGATAAAGTTCCCGAAAAGATTACATTAATATGTTTTAAAGTAAATGGAGAAATAAATACAGATGATTTATCTCCTGCACAAGATGCATGGTCAAGACCTGATATACCATTGCATGCACAAAGTATGTTAAAAAATCCACGAGAGGGAATAAAACCAGATGTAATAAATGAAATAGGTCCAATGAAAACAATTGAGTTTTTAAAACAAAAAGAATATCCTATAGCATTTGTGGGTGATGTAATTGGAACTGGTTCAAGTAGAAAAAGTGCTACAAATAGTATATTATGGCATTTTGGTAAAGAAATACCATTTGTACCAAATAAAAAATATGGTGGTTTTTGTATGGGTAAAAAAATAGCACCAATTTTTTTTAATACAATGGAAGATAGTGGAGCATTAGCAATTGAGATGGATGTAGAAAATTTAAAAATGGGCCAACTAATAGATATTTATCCTTATGAAGGAATTACAAAAGATCATTATTCCGATGAAATAATTTGTAAATGGCAATTAAAATCGCCAGTATTATTAGATAGTGTTAGAGCAGGAGGTCGTATTAATTTAATAATTGGAAAAAGTTTAACAAATAAAGCACGTAAAACATTAAATATGGAAAATGAAAATATTTTCATAAAAAATATATCTAATAATAAAAACAATAAAAAATATGATTATACATTAGCGCAAAAAATAGTAGGAAAAGCTTGTAATGTTAAAGGTATTAGTCCAGGAACTTATTGCGAACCATTGATTACTAGTATTGGTTCACAAGATACAACAGGACCAATGACTCGTGATGAATTAAAAAATCTTGCATGTTTAGGATTTTCAGCCGATTTAGTTATGCAATCATTTTGTCATACAGCAGCATATCCTAAACCAGTTGACTTAGTTACACACAATACTTTGCCTGATTTTATAAATGATAGAGGTGGTATTTCACTTAAACCAGGTGATGGTATTATTCATAGTTGGTTAAATAGAATGTTATTACCTGATACAGTTGGTACAGGTGGTGATTCTCATACAAGATTTCCAATTGGAATATCATTTCCAGCTGGTTCAGGTCTTGTTGCATTTGCAGGAGCAACAGGTGTAATGCCGTTAGATATGCCCGAATCAGTTTTAGTAAAATTTAATGGAATAATGCAGCCGGGAATTACATTACGGGATATTGTACATAGTATACCATATTTTGCAAAAAAAAAAGGATTATTAACATTAGATAAAAAAAATAAAAAAAACATTTTTAATGGAAATATTTTAGAAATTGAAGGATTACCTAATTTAACTTGTGAAGAAGCATTTGAACTTTCAGATGCCAGTGCTGAAAGATCTGCTGCAGGTTGTACTATAAAACTAAATAAAGAACCGATAATAGAATATTTAGAATCTAATATTAGTCTTTTACAGTGGATGATAAAACAAGGTTATAATGATAAAAATACTATTCAACGTAGAATAAATAGAATGCAAGAATGGATAAATAACCCTATTTTATTAGAAGCAGATCCAGATGCAAAATATAAAGAAATATTAGAAATTAATTTAGATGAAATAAAAGAACCTATATTATGTGCTCCAAATGATCCCGATAATGCTGTATTATTAAGTGAAGTATGTGGTCAAAATATAGATGAAGTATTTATAGGAAGTTGTATGACGAATATTGGACATTTTAGATCTGCGGGAAAATTATTAGAAAATTATGAAAAATTTATAGTAAAAGGTGATAAATTAAAAACAAAATTATGGATGGCTCCTCCAACTAAAATGGATGAACAAAAATTAAAAGATGAAGGTTTTTATGATATATATACAAGATTTGGTGTAAGAACTGAGATACCTGGATGTTCATTATGTATGGGAAATCAAGCACGTGTAGAAGATAAAGCAACTGTATTATCAACCTCAACAAGAAATTTCCCAAATAGGCTAGGTAATGGTGCAAATGTGTATTTAGCATCAGCTGAATTATCGGCGATTACAGCAATTGAAGGAAAAATTCCAAATTTAAAAACATATAATAGGTATTATACATCATTGAAGAAATAAAAATTAATTAATTTTTATTAAATTTTTTTAACATACATTTATGACATATAGTTTTTTTATCGTGTTTACCTAATCCATAAATATCATAAAAATAAATATTATCTCTACTATTTTCATCTAAAATTATTGATGATTTACAAAAATAACATATTTTTCCATATAAATGTGAAAAATCATTTATAAAACCAAATTTAATTAAAATATTATATAAAAAATTATTTATAGTACAAGACATCAATATATTATATTAAATATTTTTATATTAAATATTTTTATATTAAATATTTTTATATAAATTTTCTTTTTCATAAAAATTTATATAAAATAATATATTTTTACTAATAGTATTAGTAAGAGAATTATAATTATCTATCTACTATAAACCAAATCAGCATGTCCAGAAGAGAATTTTAATACATTAAATCTTTCTTCTATTAAATAAAAATAATATTTATATTTATACAAAGATGTTGCATCATTTACACTTATTGAAATATCCGAATTAGAGTCTCCATCACATACTATTCTTACTTTTTCACCGGTAGGATCAAAAGGTTGTAATGGTGAATTGTCATGACGAGACATTAGTTTGTACTCAAATTCTATAGTTTTAAATTTATTGGTATTAAAAGAACCACTAGGTTGTACTAAATTAGGATTAGTATCAATACAAAAATTATAACAATATAAACCATCTTTTGCATTTCCGTGTGTTCTTGTATATTTTTCAATATAATTATATATTCCACTATCAAATTCATTTTCACGATATTTACCATCACAAATTATAGCAAATTTTTCTAATATATTTTCAATACTATAATCTTCATGTCTACCTGGTAAATATCCTGTATAAAAAAAATTATCATTAGATTTACTTAATAGTTTATGAGGTTTAACATTTTCATAAGGATAATTTGTATAATTAGACCATTCATTACGTAAATTAACATCACTTCGTTGTATATACCACATCCAGCTACTAACCAAACCATATGATTCTATTTTTAATTTACCGGATGTTGTATTTTGAATATCATATTGTTTCTCATAAACTTCTTTAATTAAATAATCTTGTTCATTTTTAGCAAAATAAGCAACTTCATCATTATCGAGAAAACAATAAGTACAATTTAAATGTACATCAAATCTATTATAATTACTGGGTAAATTATCATATATATCTGTATCATATTGTAAACTTATATCAGGTGGTGGATTTATAAACCTTTTAAATTGATATTTAACATCACTTAATAATGGATAAATATAATTAGCATCATCATATGATATAATACTTTTATCAATATCCCTAATAACGAATAATTCGTGTATAGGTCTCAATTCAAAATTTATAACCAATTCACTATATTGTAATGATATAAGAGGAAAAGCCATTTTACTAGATAATGAAAACCAAGAATTTATAGGAATATATAAAGTTCTTCCAAATATAGAAGGTTCTATATCATTATTGCTTAAATCATTTTTATAAGCATTTGGGTAATTTCCATTATATTTAAAAGATGGATCGTTTAAACTAGATACATTACCTGTCATTTTGTCAAAAAGTTCTTTTTTATTTAAATCAAAATCTCTCTCTACTATATTTTGAATATAATTACCTGTATAGCTTTGTATAATATGACCCCCTATAGTAAATTCTACTTGTTTTATCATTTGACTACCCAAATTTTTTATCCATTTAAAATTATATGGATGATAATTAATAATATCGTTACTAATATCTTGTATAACAGGACTATATATATTGGGTAAATTAACAACTAAATAACAATCCATTAATAAATCAGCATGTCTTGGTATTTTAAAGGAAAATTTTGTACTTTGAGATAATTGTAATGTTTTTTGTCCAATTTGATCAATGCGAAATTTCTGCATACCAAAATTCGTGTATTTTGCATAAGTAGTTTTAAAAAATGTTTTGGTAGGATTGCCATTCAATATAATATTTTGATTACCATGAGCTATTAAATTTAGTAAACCACCAGCCATATTAATATATATTATATATGAATATATATTAATATTTATATATTAATATATATATTTTTAATTATAAATAAACATACATTAACCAATTTATTATATTAATTTATATTAAATAAATAATATATATGGGCGATATAAAAAGAAGTGTAAATAAAATGCTTAGAGAAACAGAGAATATAGTTTCTAATATATATAGTAATAGTGATGTAAGTAATAAAATTATATTACTTGTTATAAGTATAATAATAATAGTATTTACTTTTTTATTATATAACAAATTAAGTTTACAAAAATATAACTGTAATAGATTAGATAAATTATATAAAGAAGGTTCTTTATATTTTAATGCGACAGGTTTAACATCTAATAAATATAATAATTCTAGATTTATAGATCTATTTACAATGGCTGCTTATAATTGTTGTAATGCAGGTGCTTATAAAAATGATTTTGTTGATTTATGTGCTTTGGATAAATGTATTAAATTAGGAGTACGTTGTTTAGATTTCCAAGTATTTTCTTTAAATAATAGACCGATTGTTTCTTCTTCAACACTTGATATGAATTATGTAAAAGAGACATATAATTATTTAGATTTAACAAGGGTTTTAGATTTTATAAAAATAAATGCTTTTAAACCAGATAATACACCTAATAATAATGATCCATTAATATTACATATACGTGTTATGTCGGATAACCCAGTTTTATATACCAATTTACTAAACATATATAAAAATGTATTTAGTAATAGTTCAAATCCATCTGTTTATATTAACGATAATATAACTTTACCTGAAAATAACAATCGATTATTTGAAAAAAATATATTAGAACTAAAAAATAAAGTGATATTAATAATAAAACCATTTAATAATTTTAATTTAAGTAATATAAATACAAATTTAAGAAAATATATTAATTTAGAATCAATTGATTCTAACTCCAGTAAAGCAAAAGATAATAATAAATGTATACTGTATTATGGTAATAGAACATTTAGTGTTATAGACAGAGACGCAAACCGTAGATATATTTCTATATGTATACCAGAATATGAAAATTATGAAAATAATAATAATACTAATTTTTTACAAGCAATGAGATATGGCACTAGTTTAATAGCAATGAAAATGCAATATTATGATACTAATTTAGCTAGTTATTTTTATTTGTTTAAAAAAAAGGGAAATTATGTATTTTATAATAAACCAGATGACTTACAAGGAGATTTATTTAATAATAATGAAAAATTAACAGGTGATAATGTTGAATTAAATGAATTAGGTTCTAACACAGTATCTATGACAAATAATATGGCTGATATTTAATATTAATTATGAAATATTATATAAATATATTATATAATGATTGATAAAAATTATGAAGAAAAAGAATTAGATATATTAAGAAATGCTATAGATAAAGCATCTAATATTATGGGTAAAAAATTAGTACAATCAGATGAAATAAAAAATATAATAAATATATTAGAAAAATTTTTAAGAACAAACAAAACATTATGTTATGGTGGTACAGCAATAAATAATATATTACCTGAACAAGATAGATTTTATAATAAAGATATAGAAATTCCTGATTATGATTTTTTTTCACCAAACCCAATTTATTGTGCTAAAAAATTAGTTGATATATATTATGCTAATGGTTATTTAGAAGTAGAAGCTAAATCTGGTGTTCATGAAGGTACATATAAAGTTTTTGTTAATTTTATCCCAATAGCTGATATAACATTTTTAGATAAAAAACTATTTTATAATTTATTAAAAAGATCAATAAAGATTAATGCTATTAATTACTGTCCAGCTAATTTTTTGAGAATGGCAATGTATCAAGAACTATCTAGACCTATGGGAGATGTTTCTAGATGGGAAAAGATTCTTAAAAGAAGTATTTTATTAAATAAAAATTATCCATTAACTGGAACAAAATGTAGCGATAATGATTTTATGAGAGATTATACAGATAATAAAGATAATCATTTTAAAATTTTTTCAATAGTAAGACAATCTTTTATTAATCAAGGTTTAGTATTTTTTGGTGGATATGCTGCATCATTGTATAGTAAATACATGCCTTATTATGAAAGAAAATTAATAAATAATATGCCTGACTTTGATATATTAGCCGAAGAACCTTATACTGCATGTATAATAGTTAAAGAACAACTGGAACATGAAGGTATAAATAATATAAAAATTTTAAAAAAACCACCTATAGGAGAATATATAAGTGAACATTATGAAATATGTATAAATAAAGATACAATAGCATTTATATATAAACCTAATGCATGTCATAGTTATAATATTATAAATATTAGTAAACAACAAATTAAAGTAGCCACAATAGATACTATGTTGAGTTTTTATTTAATATTTATTTATGCCGATACAGATTACTATGATGAAAATAGGATATTATGTATGTCGGAATATTTATTTAAAGTACAATTAAGAAATAGATTAAAACAAAAAGGGTTATTGAAAAGATTTAGTATTACTTGTTATGGTAAACAAAAATCATTGGAAGAAATAAAATCTGAAAAAGGAAAAATCTTAAAAAAATTAAAGGATAATATAATAACAAGAGACTCTAAGTTATATATAAATAATTTCTTTAAATACAATCCAAATACTAATCCATATACAAAAACAAAAACAAAAACAAAAACAAAAACAAAAACAAAAAAAAATAATAAAACAAAAAAAAATAATAAAAATAAAAAAAAATAATTACACATAATTTATTACATAACCCCAGTTAATATTATTCCATATAAGTTCATATATCATATATGAGAAAAATTGTATTAATTCAATAAAGATACTAACTTTTAAACTACTTCTATAGTTATTTGTATATAAATACGTTATAGTAAAGGTTATTATTAATGCAATTATTCTAAAAATAATAGATTTTAATAAAATTCTATTATTTGATTGTAGCCTACTACTATTTTTTGGATTTTGTATTTTTTCTTTATTTTCTTTTTCTGTTTCTAAAATTTGATTATCTATATCTTCAGAAATGCTATTACTTATAGACATTAAGCTACTTTATATAAAATAGCTTAATATTTAATTATATATATATATAGATATTTAACCTAATTTGGGAAATCCTACTAAATTGGCACCTATACCAAAACCAGCACCACTTCTTGCACTAGCACCCATTGTGGGGACAAATGTATCTAATATACTGAAAGTAGCAGCGGCCATTAATGCTATTATAGCTATTTCATCTAATTTTAATTGGCGCTTTTCGGGAGGGACAACAAATGCTACAATAGCAACCATTAAACCTTCTACAAGATATTTAACAGCACGTTTAACTAATTCACCGGTGTCAAAGTTCATTATTTATATAATAATAAATAAGAAAATAAAATTATAAATAAATTAATAAATGTATTTTTCTAAATTAATAATAAAAAATATAAAATTAAAAATAATTAATAATGACTTAAAATCATTATAATTTATATATATATTAACATATGTCAACAAAGAAAAAAAATATGAAATTAATTGATTTATTAGATGAAGATAAACCAATTGCCGGACAAAAGTATGTATGTTTAAGTTTCATTTCACCTGAAGAAATAATAAAAAATAAAGAAATTTTTATTTTTGATAAATTCCTAAAACAATTTGAATTGAGTAAAAGTATAGAAAAATTTGAACATTTTATTAATTTTATATGTCAAAAGTATAGTTTAAATAATGCAAAACTATTTGAAGACCTTAAAGAGTTTTGTGTAGAAGAAAAAGACAATTTATTTTTGACTACATTAGAAGATGATTTTAAATCATTTAAAGAAAAAAACCAAGATTATTTAGATAAAGAATTTAATGAAAATTATGAATTTCAAACTAGCACACGCGGTATAAAAGTTAGAGGTGTTTTTCCTTCAATAGAAGAAGGACAATTATATTGTAAAAAAATAAGAGAGAGCGATGAAAATCATGATGTATATCTAGGACAAGTTGGTGTATGGATGCCATTTCACCCTGATGCATATAAAACAGGTAAAGTAGAATATTTAGAAAAAGAATTAAATGAATTAATGCACGAAAAAAAGAAAAACGATGATATTAATAAAGAAAACTTCAATAAACGAGTTAAAGAAGCCAAAGAAAATGCTATTAAAGAAAATATTGAAAAAGCTAAACAAACAGGAAACAAATTAATGCAATCTATAAATGAAGACGGAAATCTAGTTAATAGCGACGAAATGGATGTTCCTGGTAAAAATTTACTATTTGGTGATGGTAAAGATGATGATGTAGCAACAGCTGATTTAAGGAATAAATTATTTAATGATGATAATGTAATAATAGGTATTGATAAGAGTAGTGATCATGGTGTTAGTGAAGTTTTAAAAAGTAAAGATGAAACAAGTAAAGATGAAACAAGTAAAGATGAAACAAGTAAAGGTGAAACAAGTAAAGATGAAACAAGTAAAGATGAAACAAGTAAAGGTGAAACAAGTAAAGATGAAACAAGTAAAGATGAAACAAGTAAAGATGAAACCAGTAAAGATGAAACAAGTAAAGACTAATATTTATGAATTAAATTTCAAAAGGTATAAAGATAAATTATATAATATTTTAATTAGTTAAAATATTATATAATTAAAAATTTTATAATACAATAATATGTGTGATATCAATTCAAAAATAAATTATACAGTAGACATTGATGAAGCTAATAATTTTACTGAAGATATTAAAAAAAAAATACCAAACATAGGAGGATTTTGTTCTAAATTCAAAATAAATAATACTCATTTGGCTACAAGTTGTGATGGTTGTGGAACAAAATTAGATTTAGCTAATAAATATAATAAATTAGATAATATTGGCATAGATTTAGTTGCCATGAATGTAAACGATTTAATTGCTGGTGGAGCAAAACCTTTATATTTTATGGACTATATTTCTATTGATAAAATTAATAGAGAAAAATGTAATAATTTAATAGACAGTATAAATCAGGGATGTTTACTGGCTAATTGTAAACTTATAGGTGGAGAAACTGCAGAAATGAGAGATATATATATTAAAGATAAATTTGATTTAGCAGGTTTTGTAATAGGTGAAACAATATATGATATTCCACGTATAAATCAAATAAACAATGATTGTTTTATTTATGGTTTGAAATCAAGTGGTCCACATTCAAATGGTTATACATTAATAAGAGATATATTAGATAAAATTCCAAAAGAAAATATAGATATGGATATTATTAATCAATTATTAGTTCCTACTAAAATTTACAATGAAGTATTAGATATATGTAGAGAGAATTCAGAAATAATATTGGGTATAGCACATATAACTGGAGGTGGTTTTAAAGATAATATAAAGAGAATATTACCAGAAAAATATGATTTCAAACTGTATAATTGGGAATTTCCAGATATATTTAAATGGATACAAAAAAATAGTAATCTAAATAGAGAAGAAATGTTAAATATATTTAACTGCGGTTATGGGATGGTTTTTATAACTAATACCTATTTAAATATACCAAATATAGATATAATTGGTTATATTATAGAAAAATAATATAATAATATTTATTATTATTATTATTATTATTATTATATGCATAAAAATAATGTATGTCAACTAGATGGTTGTAATAATAAATTACGATTATCTGACTTACATTGTAGATGTAATAAAATATTCTGTATAAAACATAGATTACCAGAATATCATAACTGTACTTATAATTATAAATATACTGAACAAGAAGAAAACAAAATTATAAATGAAATGAAATCCAAATCAGAAAAATATATCAAAATATAAATGGGGGGATATTACCATTTACTTTTTTTCACATTTATTTTAGGACCTTTCTTTTTATCTCGTGTATTAGGATCATACACTTCTTCATCATCATCAGAATTCATTTCTTTAGATATATCCCAAAATTCTTTAGACCCCAATTTAAAAGATTTATGGTGATCAGCTTTATACCAAAATATTTGGTCATTTAATCGATTTGATTTAGAGTTATTATTTATTACCAAACATTCATAATTTTCAGTACATTGATCCATAACTTGGCAAAATGACTCAAATGTAGGAAACATACCTGCATAATTCTCATAAATTCTTTTTCTATTTGATATATAAGGTTCTCTCAATATAAATACATAGTCAATATTAGTTCTCAAAGTAGGTGGAATACCTAATGGATATTGCATTGTTATTATTAACATCATTTTCCAATGACGACCATTCATAAATAACAATCTCATCATTTTATCTCTTGTCCAAGTCGCATCAAATAAACAATCATCTAATATAACAAATGCTCTTGGATCTATTGTTGTTTTCCTATATAAATCCATTTCTTTTTTAACCTGCTTTAAAACAGTTCTTTGACGCTTTAAAATATTTTCTATTATTGCACTATTATATTCATCATGTATAAATAATTTAGGAACATGTTCAGCATAAAACCCATTACCTGCTTCTGTTCCGCTTATAACAGTTCCCAATGGTATATCTTGGTGGTAATATAATAAATCTCTTACTAAATAAGATTTACCAGTATCACGACGACCAATTAAAACTATCACAGGTCCTTTATTTTCATCTGGTTTAAAACTTATAGATTTCATATCAAATTTCTTTAATTCTAAAGTCATATTAATTATATAATTAATAAAATATATTTAATTATATATTTTTACATATTTTAACATATTTTATTAATTATATAAGTAATAAAATATATTTAAAAGTATATATATATCATATTTTAGTTAAATTTATAAAATATATTTATATAATATTTTATAAAATGACTATTTATTACAAGAAAAATAATAATATTGATTTATTTTACCAATTAGAAAACAGTTACAATTTGATAAAACCACAAAATTATATTCCAATATATAATTATTTTTTTTATTTATCTAGCAATAATTATAATTGTATAAATTTAAATAATAAATATCATATTATTAATATAACCGAAAAGATTACTGATAGTAAGTTTATAGCAAATGTTTCAGATGATTCAAATAATATTATTAATAAAAAAATATTTATTAAATATAGCCCACTTATAGACCCTTGTAAATTTATGATAGGAAAATATGATATATCATATGATATTACTACTCTACCTACATTAGATAATTCTAATTGTACTTTAAATAAAATACAAGATATGAATAATTCAGCATATACAGATGGTTTTTTTTCATATTTATCTAGTTATTTATTAAATAATCACAAATTTATAAATGGAATAGATTATTACGGTGGATTTTTATGTATAAAAAAAGATTTTTATTGTAATATAGAAGATGATATAGATTATCTATCAGAATCAACATATTTTCATGAAAACATTGATAAATTATTTAAAATAATTGATATAGATAAAGTAAAAAATTTATTTAACAAAACAAAAAATAACTATAAGAAAAAAAATATTAATATTGACGATTCTTATATAGAATTAAATGATATTATAGAATTATCTAATAACGATACAAATAACGATACAAATAACGATACAAATAACGATACAGATAACGATACAAATAATGATACAAATAACGATACAAATAACGATACAAATAACGATACAAATAACGATACAAATAA